AACGCCAACGTAAGTCACCCCGTCCACGGTCAACTCTCGCCGTACCAGGGGCGAACTGGTAGTGCGTGACAGACCGGCATCGATCAGCGGCCCGCCCTCATTGAGCAGCCTAGGCAGCATGGCGTAGTCCTCGGCCGACACCGCACGCTGCCCTCGGGCGCGCTCTGACTTCGCATTACCGTGGTTCTTCTCGACATGGCGCACGGCCGAAACGTCCAGGGCATAGTCGTAGCCATCGACGGCCAGATCTTTGACCTGGCGAACCTGGGCCACGTCTGCAGCAGGCAACAGCCCCAAGGTGCGGTAGGCTGGGATCTGGCTCGGGTTCTCGCCACGCAGCACGCGAGCGGCATAGCGCCTGGCGTCGTCAGCCACGCTGGGCAGCGCCCGGTAGCTGCGCGCCAGTTGATCGCGCACACGGTCGGGCACGCCTGCCATGTAGGCCTTGGCCACCTCATAGGGCCAGGCCCGCGACTTCTCAGCCATCTGCGTGACGGTCTGCGCCACGCGGGCGCCAGGCTGGTAGTCCCAGCCTTCATCGATGCCAGGCGCTTCGTCTGCGTCCCAGCCTTCAATCGGGGTTTTGTCCGGGTCGCCACCTAAGCGACGTGCTCCAGCTGCTGTACGCGCGCCCACCACATAGCATTGGCATCCCCAGCCGTTCGGCGGGTAGTAGCGCTTCCAGAACGCGTGGCCGGCCGGCAAGGTCAGGCCATTGAGCTTCTGGTGCTCGGGTCGTGGGTTGCGCACCGAGTCGTTGTGCCGATAGACCCAGTATTTGAAGCCGCCGTCCTGGAGCTGTGCCAAACGTCCCGCCGAATAGCTGGTCATGGCGTTGGTCTGGTAGATGGTTCTGGTGCGCCAGCGCTCGCCGGCTCGGGTGCCTTCGCCCGTCCAGCCGTGCCAGCCGTTGCGCTGGACGATATCGCGGAAGTCTTTGCGGAACTCGCCCAGGCCACGCCCCTCAGTGATCGCACGGTCGACCGCCACCGCCAGATCCGACAGCAAGTCAGCCTTGGCCGCGCCGGCCACCATAAAGCCGGTGTCATGGGCGTCACGCTTGATATCGTCCCATCGGGCCGTGGGAACCAGATTGCCCAGCTTGTTGCGGTAGAACGCCACCTGCTCGGCGAATGGGCGCCCCAGGACGTTGTGCAGCGTGGGTTGGCCGTCAGCCATTACCGGACTCCGACACGTCCTCGATGTCGCTGCGGCCGGCCAGCTCGGCAACAGACAGGCCGTCACCGATCAGCGCGGCCAGCTCGTCCTCGTCCAGCTCGGTCTGCGCGGCCAGCAGCATCTCGCGAAACTCTTCGATGCTCTTGGCCGCTGCCAGCATGGCCTCGATACGCTCCAGCCAGGTCGCTATCGCCGGGTCGCCTTCACGGGCCATACGGGCGGCAATAGCGTCTGCAGGCGTGGCCGGGCGTTGGCCCTGGCGCAGCACGGCCAGGTGCGCGCCCGGCTGCTGGCGCAGCATGGCGGTCATTGGCTGTTGCGGGCGGGGCTGCAGCACTGGGGCGCCGTCCTTGGCCTTGGGAATGCCGCTCTTCTCATGCAGCCAGTCGACCTCGATCTTGGCGCCCATGTCGACGAACACGGGCAGCGTGTTGGCCAGCACCTGGAAGTCTTCAGTTTCGCCCATGTCCAGGACGAAACGCGGCGCCCGGTTGGCGTCGGTGATGCCAAAGTTCAGCGCCGCCATGGGCCACAGGATCGAGCGGCGCACCGTGCTGTTGTACTGGCGCACGTCCGAACGGATCAGCGCGGCCTGGCCGCGTTCGTGGACGTTGCCCAGGGCGTTGGTGTTCGTTCCTTCGCCTGTGCCGCTGGTCAGCGTGCCGCCCAGGATGACCCTGGACTTGCTGCGCTCGCACCAGTTCATCATCGCCAGGTAAAGGTCGGCGCTGCCCTGGGCGGCTTCCAGGAACTCGATGGCCATCCCTTCGGGGATGATCCCGGCGGCGTCCTTGCCCATGGCCACCACTGCCCGGAGCAGCGTTGCTTTCTCTTTCGCGGTGGCGTTCTTCGGGTACTTGCCCAGGCGGGCCGGCATACCGTAGATGTCCAGGAGCTGCGCCAGGTCGCCCAGGGCGTAGTTCTGGAATAGGTACGGCCAGGCCAGCATGCGGTGCAAGCCGGCGCGAGCAACGTAGCCCGGCCGGGCGCGGTGACGGTGCGCTACCCAGCCCAACGGCCATAGCTCGGCGCCGGTCGGACTCATATCGCGCAGGGTGATGTGGTTCTGATCATCGGGGTGTAGGCGGAACCAACGGTGCGGCCGCAGTGTGGGCTGCTCGATGTAGCGCGTGGTGCCGTCACGCCCCCAAGTCAATTCCAGGTTGGCGAAGCCATGGCCCAGGCCGGTGCCAAGATCGAGCACCAGATCTTCGACCTCCATGGCCGTCAGCACTTCGATAGAGTGGTCGGTGGCCTTCTTTTCAGCTTTAGAGGCGTTGTCTGGCGGCACGACCTGCCATTCCAGCTCGGCGGCTAGCTGGCGGCGCTTGAGCATGTCCGCGCCGATCTGCGGGTCTTTCTCTTCCATGTCCTCGAACAGGTCGCACTGCGCCATCAGGTCGCCTTGCTCGGCGCCCTCCAGGATCTGGTAGAGCCGCGCAGGCGTCAGCCCCTTGGTCGGGTGCTCGGCAAACTCCCGCTTGATCGAGCGAGTAGTGGCTTCATCATCGGTTTGCTTTTCGTCTAGGGCGCTCGTATCACCCAATAGCCGTTTGATAAACGCGGGAACGCCTACCTTTACCATGCGCCTGCTCCAAAACCTTCGTTGTTGTCGTCGTCATCGTCCGAGTCGGCGTCACCAGAGAACGGCCGACCACGGCCTGCAGACATAAATTCGCTAACCCAGCCGCCCACATGGTTCAGGGCGGCAAAGTTCATCAGGGCGCCCGCAATGGCGCCGTCACCGTGGCGCACCAGCTCAGCGTCCTTGAGGTCTTTTCGCTCGATCTTTGGCACCATCGGAATGCCGTCGATGAACTCGACCGCACGGTGGTCATCCTCCAGGGAGGCGTCCCGAGGCAGGGTGATAAAGCCGTCCTCGAACAGCGAGATGTACTTGCCCATCCACTGGCCGTACCAGGGCCGTGACAGGTTGATTTCGTGCACGGGGCCACCCGTCCAGCGGTTGTGTTCTTCGTCCCACTCGGCCCGGCCATAGCGGTCGGCGGTGTACTCCATCAGGGTTTGGCCGGGGCCGGTGGCGTCGCCGGCAAACGTCCAGTTCTTCAGCGTATCGAGCAGCGCCCAAAGGATCTGCTCCTGCTGGCGGGTCGGTGCGTTGGCCAGCTCGATCAGGAACGGCACGTCGCGGCGTAGGTCTTGGGTGATCTGGGCCGGCTTGATGACCGAGAAGTGCCGGTGCCGCGCGAAGTCCATCCCGACAGCCCAGCGGCCAGTGAAGTTAGCCGCGAACTTATCGAGCACAGGTAACAGATTCGTGGCGATCCAGGTGGCGCACCAGGTCTCGCGCTCATGCTCGGGCCGCTTGGGAAAGTCGTCGTTGAACACGATACGCAGCACCGGGCGGATCTCGGGCATCGCGCGCTCGATCCATACACCATGGATGGCCGAGCCTTCGCCGTCCCGCGGGATCACGTCCAGTTCTTCGCGCATAGCCGCCTTACGCGGGCCGTAGCCAGCGCGGATCGCCTGATACCAGTCTTTCTTCGCCTGCTCGGTCGGTGTAGTGCCTTTCATGAAGCAAACGCGCTCGAACAGGCCGTTGGCCACTGCATCGTCGAAACCGATCTTGATGACCTTGGCGCGCTTGCCGTAGCGGCCGGCGCGCACGTCCTGGACGAACTGGTTAAACGGGTTCTTCTTGCCTCGGTGAGTCGACCAGACGCGAATGCGGCCGCCCCAGATCAGCAAGGCCGTAGCGGACTCCAGGACGTGGCCGACGTTCTTGTGCAGAGCGGCTTCGTCGATACTGACCAGGCCCTGCAGGCCGTGGATGTTCTCCGGCCGGGATGACAGCGCCGTGACGCGGTAGCCGCTGGCAAAGCGTACGCGGAAGGCCTGGATGTTTCGGCTGGTGCCGTCCTCGAGCTGGTCGACGAAGATGTGCTGCTCGACCATGGTGGCCTGGCCACGGGCGACGATCTGCGAGAACTTGGCCACATAGCCGATGTACTCCAGGCCCTTTTCCCGTGTGTCGGCCATGTACCAGACGTTGTCGCCCCCGGCGGCCTTCTCGGACGCGCCGGTAATGGTGTCGGTCATGGCCTGGGCGAAGGTGATGCCGGTACGGCGGCCTTTCTCGCAGACGGCGATGTCCAGATCCTGCTGCATGCTGATCCACGCGCTCTGGTGCGCCATCAGCACGCCCTGGGCAAGCGGGTTGAAGTCAGCCGGGATTTCCCGAACGCTGGCAGGCAGTTCCTCCCAGTCCAGGACTCGCTCGGTATCGTGAAGCGGTGCAGGAACGCCCATCAGCCCATTCCCTTCAGAACTTGTTCACGCCAGAAACTGGCCTCTTCGGCGGTCAGGCCACGCGCCTGGGCGGCTTGGCCAACGCGGTCGGCAGCTTCCTGCAGGGCCGCGCGCCGCGCTTCGGCCTCGGCCGCGTACTTCTTCTGGGTCACCGAGGCTTTGATGATTTCGGCCACGGTCTTGCCAACCTTGCTGATATCGAGTGGCCCCTTACCATCGGCCAGTAGCGTGAACAGTCGTTCTTGGGTCAGGCGCAGCAGTGCTTCGTTTACCGCGCCGTCATCATCAGGCGCAACGGCGACCACGGCTTTCGCCTGCTCGCTAGCCATCTTCAAGGCCGCCAGGCGCTCCTCGAAGCTCTGGCCGTAGCTGTGCAGCGCCGACTTGCCAATGCTGTAGCCGCGCCCGGCCAGCTCGGCCGAGAGCAGCTCGTAACCGGAAAAGTTGTTCTCGACCAACGCTTGGTCGAGCCAGGCCTTAACCTTCGGAGGCAGTTGCGCCACCTTGCTGCGCGGCGGCATATCAGACGCTCCAGTACTTTTCCGGGCGGGCGATACCGGGGCGGCAATCCACGGTGTACTCGGCGATATCAACGCCAAGGCTGGTCAAGCCGCAGATCCACTGGCCACTAGGTTGCTTGTTCAGGGTCACCAGCAGGCGGTCGGCCAGGTAGTCCAACTCGCGACGCAGCTCCAGGGGCGTCGCGTCGGGGTAGATACCCTGAACGGTGGACAGCACCACGGCTTCATGCGGGTCTACTGGCCGGGAGGTGTTGAGGATCAGCAGCAGATACCAGCGCAGCGACTCACGGCGCGCCTTGGCAGGATCAATCATGTCGAGTTCCTTTGAGCAGAATGTTTTCGTAGCGAAGAGCCAGCCCATCGAGCTTGGCCAGGATCACGGACTGGCCGCTGGCCCAGTCCTCACGGCGCACGTAGTCAATCGGTAGGTCAGCCTTGAAGCGCAGGAATGAGCGTTCCAGCTCTGCCAGCGCCTGGGCGTCCTTGTCCTGCCGATCCAGCACCTTGGTAAAGTTTTCTTCCCAGTGGCTGCTGGCAGCTTTGCGTGCTTCTTCCTGAGCGGCGAACCGTTCGCCCAGGCGCTTCTCGAACTGCCACAGGAGCAGCTTGACCAGGCCGGTAATAACCCCGGTGAAGACTCCTAGCAGGCTGGCGACGGTGCCCAAATCCAGTTGCATCAGTTGCCCCCCACGGCGTCGATCAGAGCGTCCAGCTGCGCGGCAGTGTTCTTGCACTGCTCTGCGTAGCGGACGTGATGGGCCAGGAGAGTGTTCTGGCTGATGCCTGAATCGAGCTGGTCAGCGGCTCGGGCTTGGGCGACTTGCGCAGCAGCTCGCTCGGGATCTGTGGCGGCGGGCAAAGCGGTTGGGGCTCGGGCTCCGGTAGCTTCGTCCCACACGCGGACAAAGCCAGCAGTGAACACGCAAGCAGGCAAAGGCTCAGGCTCAGCGTCGAGCGCTTTCCGGTATAGGTCGTTGACACG